ACAAAGAAGCTCAAGGCTAAGTGGACACCTGAGTTGGGACAGGATCTCAACGCATACCACAACCTTGACGCAGAGGTTGAATTGACTGGTATCCTTTCGGAGCAGATTGCTCTTGAAATCGATCAGGAGATTCTCGGCGCTCTTGTTAATGGTGCAACTGCTGGCACTCGCTACTGGAGCCGCGCTCCTGGCTTGTTTGTCGATGTTAATGGTAACGAGCTTGGTGCTACAGCTGCAGCTCCTGACTTCACTGGTACAGTAAGTGAGTGGTATGAGACACTCATCGAAACTATCAATGACGTTAGCGCTCAGATTCACCGTAAGACGCTTCGCGGCGGTGCAAACTTTGTTGTTTGTTCCCCCGAGGTTGCTAACATACTTGAGTTCACAAGCGGCTTCCGCGCCAGCGTAACAGCTGATTCGGACAAGGGCAGCATCGGTGCTCAGAAGTCAGGCTCCTTGTCGAAGAAGTTCGACGTTATGGTTGATCCTTACTTCCCACGCAACGTGATACTCGTTGGTAGAAAGGGTGGTTCTTTCCTCGAGAGTGGTTTTGTATACGCTCCGTATGTACCACTCCAGGTGACACCTACTATCTTCGGTACCGAAGACTTCGTGCCTCGCAAGGGCGTGATGACTCGCTACGCTAAGAAGATGGTTCGTCCTGATATGTACGGCTTGGTTGTTGTACGTGGACTTCTCGGCGAAGGTGGTGCTAGCTAAAAGTGATTAGCTAACCAAAAAAACTTTAAGCCCCCTCATCATTGGGGGGGCTTTTTGTTTTATAGGATACTATTTAATACAAGGAATATAATGATAAGGCGTTATATGCCTTTTGATTTTAAAAGGATATAAAAGGAGATTCTAAAATGAGTAAACTAGGAAGATATAGTGCGCAGAGAAGAAAGGTGGAAGTTGCATCTTCAAAAACCATTGAGGTAGCAGACTGTGGAACACTGTTCACTTGTGGTGCTGCCGCCGCGACAATGGTACTTCCAACTGTCGCTGAGGCCGGCGCCGGCTGGTGGGCTGAGTTTTGGGTAAACAGCAATGCGCAAGCAACATCAATAACTTCACCAGGCACAGACTTGATGTATGGCTTCGCCATCGTCGGCGTCGATGCACAAGCCACTCATGAAATAGCAGCTGTCGCAGCAGGTGGAGAGGTTATAACCCTCACAGGGGACGCTGTTCTTGGCGATTACGTTCGAATTTGGTGTGACGGCACAAACTACTTTTGGGAAGGGCAGTCACAAATTCTTACCGGCATTACATTTGCCGCTGAGTAATAACAGATAACATCGCCTTATCAAAGAATCAACCCCAAGTCTTATGGCTTGGGGTTTTCTATTTTATAAACTATTTATTGTATAGCCTAGATAAAGGAGAACACAATGGGCAAGACAAGAAAAAGATTGACAATGAAAAAGTATGCAAAAAAGTATGCAAAAAAGAGAGCGGCTATTTTCGGAACAACAGAAGAGACGATAACCACAGTAGAGCCAACTATAACGGAAGACGTAATAGATACCGAAACAATTGAGCCAATTATCGAAACCACTAGGGCACCCAATGCTCTCAAAGCGACAAAAAAGAAAACCACAACAAAGAGAAAGACGACAAGTAAAAAGGAAAACAATATCATGACTACAACAACAAACACAGACACAACAACAAACACAGACACGACAACGAATACAGATACTAACACAAACACGGATACCAACACCAACACAGGTACTAACACGAATACCAATACTGATACAACCACAACAACGGATACAAACACAACAGACACTAACACGAATACTAACACGGACACGACGACAACGACGACGACTAACGAAAATACTACGAACACGACGACGAGAAAAACCAACACTCGGACACGTAAAAACAAGAAATAGTATATCGAGCCGCTTTTCTTTTAGCTCTGAACTAATTAAACTGATATACCTTTAGCTAGAAGAGGATCCTTAAATGTCTTATCCAACGTTAACGCCGGCCAGCACTACCAGTGCAATAGTGCTGACGACAACTGGTTCAGCAGCTCTTGTCGACGCCACCCTGCCCTATAGGATTTATTCAGATGAAACCTCGCCACTGTACTCTTCAGACTTTTTGTCTGGTGCTGCAGAGCAGGTGTCCTATGTCTTTAAGAAGCTCGGCGGCGATGTGTTAGATATAGAGATGACTGCAGGAAACGTGTACGCTTCATACGAAGAGGCATGTTTAGAATACTCATATATAGTTAATGTACACCAGGCTACAAACCTCCTCTCGAACGCTCTAGGGGACTCTACAGGCTCTTTTGATCATAAGGGGCACATCAAGGAGACAACACCGGGAAACACGCCTCTAGCCACCGTTAGCGGCTCTCACGTGGCGCTTAAATACCCTAAGTTCGACTACGGGTTCTCCCGCCGAGCAGCAGAGGGAGTTTCATCAGAAGTAGGGCTTAATAGTTCTGTGCAGTATTCAGGATCGTTTGACGTGACAGCTGGTAAGCAAGATTATGACTTACAGTCAATAATGGCATCAGTAACAAATGTTTCAGCTACTGGTAGTATAACTTTCACTTCATGTCCCGCAGACGATGAGAAGATAACTTTGGTAGACACATCGGGACTTACAGTAGAGTTTCAGTTCAATACTGAGAATAACGATACTGTTGGAAACGGATCAATAGGGGTTGCTGCAGCGTCTGTTCAAGGGGGCGGTGACGCCGCAAAAGCAGCTGTAGCAGCATCACAAACAGCAGATGAAATAAACGCCCACGCTATAAAGATAACAGCAACAGTTGATGATAAGGTGGTGACATTGACACAAGATACTGCCAGTGCAGATGGAAACACAACAATAATTGACGCTGCATCTGGCTTGACAGTAACAAGTTTTGTCGATGGCGTTACTACAACTCCTTATGCTGAAAAGCTTGCGGGAAAAAGAATACTTGTCAAGAAGGTTTATTACAAGACTCCTCATGCAATGTGGAGGTTTTATGGATACTATGGTGGGCTCAACGTTGTGGGTAACCTCCATAATTATGGACAGTTTTCGGATGATTCATCATTCCAACTTGTTCCAACATGGCAAAATAAAGCCCAAGCGTTGGCATTTGAAGACGCAATTTATACAAGAATGTCTCATTTTTCATATGAGATACATGATAACAATTTAAGGTTGTTCCCAATCCCGGCAAACTTTAGCCCAACAAAGATGTGGGTTGAATTTTCTATTCCGTCTGACTCCTTTACGGATGACGCGAATGGCTCTGCAGGTGTTGATGGAATAAACAATATGAATACCCTGCCTCTTGCTAATATCCCATTTGAGAATATTAACTCAATAGGCAAGCAGTGGATAAGAAGATTTTCCTTGTCACTAAGTAAAGAAATGTTGGGACAGATTAGAAGCAAGTTTGCTCAAGTTCCGATACCTGGAGAATCTGTAACCTTGAACGGCACAGATCTTGTAAACCAAGCCCGTGAGGAGCAAGATAAGCTTAGAGAAGAACTGAAGACTACTTTGTCCGAGATGACGTACGTCAAGCTATCTGAGAGTGATGCTTCATTGGCAGAGAACTCAAACCGTGTAATGGAACAGATGCCAATGCATATTTTTGTTGGATAGGAGAAGGTAAATGTCTGAAGATAATAAATGGAGTCAACCAGAACGTCCACCCGCTCCCCTGTTTACCGGAAAGAAAGAGAAAGATTTTGTTAAGCAGGTTAACGACGAAATAATCGAAAGAGTGGTGGGGCAAACTATTCTGTACTATCCAGTTAGTCTTGAGCACACTTCATTCAACGAGGTGTACGGCGAGGCAATTGAGAAGAATTTTCTCAATCCCATAAGAGTACACGCCTTTGTAAAGTTTGAATCGCAGGAAACTACGACAACTGGCTTGGGTGTCGACAGGATAGAGAGAATAACTGTTAACTTTCATAAGCGTAGATTAACAGAGGATCAAAATCTTTTTGTGCGCGAAGGCGATTTTGTCTTGTTTTCTGATAGATATTATGAGATACTTACATTAACAGAACCAAGATGGCTTTTCGGACAAGCAGAGAGCAGCTTTGAGATAGCCGCAACATGTGTCAGAGCGAGAGAGGGATTATTTAATGGCAAGTAAGAAAGACTGCGCACTCGACATAAAAGAGATACCATTTCCAGCATCTACTATAGAAAACGTCGACTTGGCAATGCTTAGGTACTTGCGAGATGAGTTGAATCTATTTTCTTCAACCAATACTGGGTGGAGAAAAGTGCCTGTCATGTGGGCGTCTGCTGAAAGAGGCTATCAGAGCAAGCAGGGAGAGGAAGTAAGAGACAAGAACGGAATGCTCATTCTTCCTATCATGACTGTTGAGAGAAGCTCTGTTGCGAAAGATCCGTCAAAGAAGGGAACAATATGGGCGAACGTACCAGAAGAGGGCGATCATAAGGGAGGCTCAATTCCTGTTGCAAGATTGCTGAAGCAAGTTAAGACTTCGAATTTTGCAAACGCAGACATGCAAAGAAAAAGGGGACAAATCAATTTCCCGCGTCCGAATCAAAAGATAGTCTATTCAACAGTTACCGTGCCAATTCCCGTATATGTTACAGTGACGTATGAGATAACAATAAGAACAGAGTACCAACAGCAAATGAATGAGCTTGTAGTGCCCTTTGCTACCCGTCCAGGCGGCGTAAACTATATTTTGATATCTAGCAATGGGCATAGATACGAAGGCTTTATACAGCAGGATTTTTCACAAAACAATAACGTTTCAGATTATACGAATGATGAGAGAAGGTTTGAAACGAAGATACAGATTGAGGTTCTTGGTTACCTTATCGGCGACGACAAAAATCAAGTAAAGCCAAAATTCGTATATCGTGAAAATGCAGTTGAAGTAAAGATTCCGAGAGAAAGGGTGATGTTGGGCGAAATACCTGAACACGAGCTTGGCAATTATTATGGGCTTTCAGGCTTCTCTTTTGGAGGAGGATATGTACCTTGCCCTGGTTTACCTTATTTTAGCAACGTCGGCGCTGCAGGGACTCATTCTCTCGGCGGAGGAGGAGGAGGAACAGTAACGAAGGCTGTCTTCAACACGTTGCTTGTCGAGGCATATGCTATAGGCGAAGTTCCAGCCGGCGTTATAGGTGGCGGAAATAGGGTGTTCACCACAGCAAACTCGATAAGGGAGAATACAGAGACTTTGTTTTTCAATGGCTTATTGTTATATCCAGGAAGTATTGCCGCCGACTTTGATTATGAGGTATCGGGAGGCAATACAATAACATTTCATGAAGATTACACACCAGAAACTGCAGCAGAAAAAGGCGGCGGCGCAGCCGTCGACGATCAGGTAAGAATAACTTACGTAAAAGCATAAAAAAGGAGCAAAAAAATGAGTTTAGCAGAAAAAATCAGACGCCTTAAAGACAAACTTAAAGAGTCCACCCTCGAAGTGTCTGACATGGAAGAGTTATCGTCTTTGTTGGGCGAAGTAGAGTCTGATGCATCGGAAGAGGACGATGCAGTCGAGGTTGTCGAGAAAGATATCATAAGAGAAGATGAAAAAGCTGCTTCTCCACCTCCGCTTCCTCCGGTTGCAGTCAGTGCAGCAGATTCTCCGGAGTATGTAGAGATAGAGTGGGAAGGTATGCAGCCAGTGGTTGACATTCAGGCTAATATTAAGTCTCTGCATGAGCAATTGGGAGTGTTGTGTGCCAATTTTGAGGATAACAAGCTTAAGCTTCGCAGAGCTATAGCTGAAGGGAGAGAAAAATTGTCAGAGCACGTTATGAGCTTGCGAAATCAAAGCAATCTCTCCGAAGACGTAGACTATGTCCTCAATGTCCCTCAGATTCGAGGTGAAAAGGGCTCATTTATGAAGAAAGAGACTAATTAAAATATAAATAAAGGTTGGAGGAGATAAAAGTTTGGAAAATTCAAATTACATTACGAGTGATATTGGTATTGCAGCTTTTTTGCAGCTGCATGGAATAAGGCTTGTGAACTGCAAAAGGCTTGAGAATGGTAAGTTTTACTTTGAATTTGAAGACTCTGCTGGCGTTTGTAAGTCAAAATCCCTCGAATTTCTAGAATCAGATTTTTGCAAGTTCGACAATATTGTGAGAAACTTGAAAAAAGTTTTGTTCTCTTGAGTAAGTTTGATACTATATAAGTTTGACGTTCGTTAATTCTAGATAAATCACATCACATCACATTCAATAATATTATAGTCCTCAACAATGGAAATATGTAAGGAGGATTTTACATATGGCAGCAGCAACTGGAACAGTTGTCATAGCACAAACCGGTAGTAATTTCGATTCCGCTACTTATCCTAGATTTGTACTCGGAGATGGAACTAATACACTAACTTTTGTTATAGACAACGACGCTAGAGGCCTCAAGTTGACAGGTGGCGCAGACGCAGCAGGATATAGTTCTGTCAGCGACTTACCATTTGAAGACTCACAGCAAGGCAGACTAGTCGTACCAACTTATGATGAAGCTGACGGCGCCAAAAAAGCACTTTTAGCATGGATACCCACTGATTATGGGAATCTTACGAGCACGTGGAACAGCGTCACAGCGAATGACGGAACTTCTGGATTGATAGCTATCGGTTCTCGCCCTCACTATGTCATCAGAGACGTAGATGGGGAAGAGATAAAGATAGGCTTTGGTAATTCAAACGCCAGCGCATTGACGGCAGAAGGCTCTGTTCTTCTTGCAAAGTACGGCTCAACTGGATCGCCTAGATACTTTTTGTATCGCGAAACAAACAGTAGTAGAAACTACTTTATTCGTACCGTCAACACAGGCTCAAACCGTTGGAAGCTTAACGTAGCATTTATGGCTGCAATTAAGCATGCTAATGATAATAGCCTGATAAAGGTTGAAGCGAAAGGTTTGGGGCTTACGGGCTCTCTCGAGACACTAGGTAGTGTCGCACAGAACACTTATACTTCTAACGAAATATATGGTGTTCTTTTGCAAGCAGAAGACGCAGGATATAAAGGAAATGCTAGTAGCATGGAGTTTAAGGATCCCGGCGGTGATATCGGTGGTAGTGCACTAAAGTACGTCTCTTGGGGTTACGATGAGTACACTCAAGGTTCAGACATCGACGATATTACTAGGCATACGCTTAGTCCAACAAACGCTCAATTTTGGCACGGTGCCGAAGATACTAAGATTTACTTTCGTCAAGGTACGATAGCTGGATCTGGTTCCGACGCATCACTCAGCACAGCACAAATAGCGGAAGCTATCAAGGACATGATAAACGGTTCTGTTCTTGGTATTACCGCAACAAGAAGTTCAAGTACAGTTAATTTAACTAATGACACAGATGGTAATAGTGGTAACGTAACAATAACAACAACAAATGAAGGCTCCTTGTTCTCGGTATCGGGAATGAGCAACGCCAGTGGAGGAGATGAAGTGGCTAAGACTTTTATCAACAATAAACAAATAAATATTACAACCGCACTTTTGCCAGGTAGTGCAAATGCGGTTGACTTGGGCAGCGCTGCGCTGGAGTGGAATGACATCTATCTCGGCGACGCAGCTGTTATCAAGTTTGGTTCCAACCAAGAGATAACAATGACCCACGTACACGATGTGGGACTCACAATAACGAATACCTCGACCGGAGACGACAAACCCGTTGTCTTGCAGTTGAAATCAGAGGAAGACGCAGTCACTGCTAACGAAGTCATCGCTTCAGTTGAGTTTGCTGCAGGCGACTCAGATGGCACTGATGGTGCAACAGTCGCTGCTGGTATTCACGCAATTGCAGAGGAAACTTTCGCTGCAGATGCCAATGCTACAAAGCTGGTATTTACAACAGCCGATTCTGAAACTGCTGCAGCTTCTGCAACCGCTAAGATGACATTGGCATCTACTGGTAACTTGACAACGGCTGGTTCTGTAACAGCTGTTGGTTCTTTTATCATCGGTTCTGCTGATATGAGCGAAGCTGATTTAGAGAAGCTTGATGGCATCACTAATGGTACTGCTGCAGCTAGCAAGGCACTTGTCTTGGACGGTAGTGGCAACATCGCGAACATCGGCACTGTTGGTTGTGGTGCTATCACCTCGTCAGGCAACTTGGCTGTAACCGGTACGATAACTGGCGACACTAGTTTGACACTTGATTCAACGACAATCACTACTGCTGAAATCGGTGTTCTTGATTCTGTTACTGCAGGTACTGCTGCAGCTAGCAAGGCAATGGTTTTGGATGCCAGTGCTGATATCACAGGTGCTCGCAACGTCACCATCTCTGGTGAACTCGATGCAGGTTCACTCGACGTTTCTGGCGACATTGATGTTGACGGTACAGCTAACCTTGACGCTGTTGACATTGATGGTGCAACACAGATTGACGGCACTGTAACTGTCGGTGTCAATGATACTGGCTATGATGTTAAGTTTTTCGGTGCAACATCGGGACAGTACATGTTATGGGATGAGTCTGCAGACGAGCTAGTTCTCGCTGGCGATTCAAAGCTTTCTTTCCATGACGCCGCCGGCGGCGAGAATCTCATCGCTTCAGGTGACGGACACCTGGAAGTCAACGCTGGCACAACTCTTGATATGACAGCTCCAACGGTTGACATTAACGCTTCAACAGCAGTTACTGTCGATTCGGATACTGTAACGTTTGGCTCAGCCAACTCTACAGATCCTCTTGTCACAATTAAAAACACAACTAACGATGCCAATGGTGCTCGCTTACGCTTTGTCAAGGACAAGGGTGCTGCTGGTGCTGACGGTGATGACGTTGGTCTCATTGAGTTTTATGGTGACGACGACAATCAAGATCAAGTTTTATATGCTCGAATCTTGGCTGAAGTTGCTGACGCATCAAATGGTGCTGAAGGTGGTAAGTTGACTCTTGGTGTTGCATCTCACGATGGAGGCCTCGAGGCTGGACTTGTCATTACGGACGGCTCTGCAGACGGCGAACTTGATATCACCATTGGTGCTGGTTCTTCCTCTGTGACAACCATCTCAGGCGATCTCGTGGTTAACGGCACGACAACTACTGTAAATTCGACTACCGTTCAGATTGACGACTTGAACCTACAGCTTGCTGACGGTTCTGCTGCAGCATCTGCTGTGAACGCTGGTGGTATCACTCTTGCAAATAGCGGTGATGATTTTACTTGGCAGTATAACCATGCTTCGACAGCATGGAAGTCAAGCATTGATGTCGACACAGCTTCCGGTAAGGCATATAAAATTGCAGGTACTTCGGTACTTAACGCCACAACTTTGGGTTCAGCAGTTGTAGCTTCTAGCTTAACATCTGTAGGTACTCTTGCTTCAGGCGCGATTAGTTCCGGTTTCGGTAACATCGACAACGGCGCGAGTACTCTCGACACTGGTGCTGCAACAGTTGCAAGCTTGGTTTGTACTGCTGCTGGTACTTTTGGCGGTGGCTACGGCTCCGCCGGTGCTACAATCTCGACAGCTGGTGTCATTCAGGCAGACGGCAATATCGAGACTGCTGGCAGCTTTGTCATTGGTAGTGCTTCTATTGCAGAAGCGGAGCTTGAAATGATTGATGGTATTACTGCTGGTACAGCCGCTGCTTCTAAGGCAATGGTTTTGGATGCCAGTGCTGATATCACAGGTGCTCGCAACGTCACCATCTCTGGTGAGCTTGATGCAGGATCCCTTGATATTTCTGGAAACGTTGACATTGACGGCACAACGAACCTTGATGCTGTTGATATTGATGGTGCTGTGCAAATTGACGGCACTGTAACTGTCGGCGTTGACGACACAGGCCTCGACGTCAAGTTCTTTGGCGCTACAGCTGGAGCGTACCTCGAGTGGGACGAATCCGCCGACGAGCTAGAACTCAGAGGTGGCGCAGCCACACCAGGAAAGCTTCTTTTGGCAACTGCTGAAACAACAGTTGTCGACGGAGATAAGTTAGGACAAATTGATTTCCAAGCTCCATTAGAGGCTAGTGCTACTGACGCTATCTTGGTTGCCGCTTCAATCTGGGCAGAGGCAGATGATACTTTCGCTGCAGACAATAACGATACTGACTTGGTTTTTGCAACTGGGAAGTCTGCTGCAGCTTCAGAGAAGATGCGCCTTAATTCTGACGGTGACTTGAACACTGCTGGCTCTATAACTGCTGTTGGTTCTTTCATTATCGGCTCTGCTGATTTGAACGAAGCCGATATGGAGAAATTGGATGGCATTACCAATGGTACTGTTGCTGCTAGCAAAGCTGTCGTCGCTGACGCCAACGCTGATGTTTCTGGTTTTCGTAATGTTACCGCTACTGGTAGCTTTATCATTGGCAGTGCTAGCATGAACGAAGCGGACTTAGAAAAGCTCGATGGTATCACTAATGGTACTGCCGCTGCTAGTAAGGCTGTCGTTCTCGACGCAAGCAAGAACATTGCAACAATTGGAACACTTGGCTGTGGTGCTATCACCTCAACCGGAACTTCTGTCTTTGCGAGTCTGGATATCTCTGGCGACATTGATGTTGACGGCACAACTAACCTTGACGCTGTTGATATTGACGGCGCTGTTCAGCTTGACAATACATTTACTGTCGGTGCTGACGATCAGGGTTACGACGTCAAGTTCTTCGGTGACACGGCAAGTGCTTACATGATGTGGGACACATCTGCAGATGACTTGATTCTCGGCGGCGCGGCAAGAGCGGTTGTTCCAGACGGACAGCTTGTTCTTGGTTCGACAGCGGTTTCTTCAACTGCTGCAGAGCTTAACTTCCTCGATGGATTTGCTGATGCAGCTTACACCATCGGCGCTGACTCTGTTGTTTTCTTTGACGCAGATGATTCGAAGCTTAAGCGTGAATCAGCAGCTGACTTTGCTTCAGCTATAGCCGGTAACGGTTTGACGGCATCGTCTGGTGCTTTGACGGTTTCTTGGCAGTCTGAGAGATTCACAAAGGCAAATGTTGATGCTACTGGTTCAGGTAATCCTGGCGGTGGTGCAGCTCTCACAATTCAGGTTGCACAGACACCACTCGGTAGTTCAGAGATGGTATTCTTGAATGGTATGCTTCTGACTGCTGAAGAGTCTTCGAACTCTGCAGGTGACTTCGATTATGCGATATCTGGTGCAGTTATCACTTTCGAGTCTGAGGTTGTCGATCTTATGGATTCTGACGACGTTATCAGCGTTCAGTATATCAAGCAGTAATATCTTGTATATACGATAAAGCTTTTGCTTTGGGGGGCTCCCTTCGGGGAGCCCTTTTCTTTTCCGAAAAGATATTCCTTTTGCTTCTTGATAAACTATTTACTAAGAGAAAAAGTTTATAATTATTTCCTTGAAAATATTTTTCTTATAAAAAGGAGAGTTAAAATATGTCAGCCAAGAAATTTAAGTTTGTATCCCCCGGTGTATTTCTAAATGAAATAGACAATTCACAGTTATCTAAGACGTCCGACGCCTTGGGCCCAGTTATAATTGGTAGAGCCCGAAGAGGACCATCACTACGCCCTGTTCGACTTGATTCGTTTTCCGAATTTGTCGAGATATTTGGTGATCCCATTGCAGGTGGTGAAGGTTCCGACGTATGGCGTGAAGGAAGCGAAAACCTCGCCCCTTCATATGCCGCATATGCAGTTCAGGCATACCTTAGAAACTCCGCCCCAGTCAACTTCGTTAGGCTTTTAGGTATTCAGGATTCTGAAGCCTCTGCTAACGAAGGTGAAGCCGGCTGGCAGGCAGGCAGCGCATATGCGCTTGTTGTTGGGCAGGGTACATCATCTCACGTTGGTGTGAGTGGAGGCGGACTGACTGGTTCTGTTGCAGCAATATTTTATGGTGCCAACTCTAATGTCAAGGTTAGACTTAGTGGTTCCTACCACAACCACTCAGCTGCCGGTGCTACAGGCCATGGTGACGCCAACGTAGCGGATCTAGTAACCACCTCGTCAGTCAACACACTGATAAGAGGTTGTCCGACAACAGCAAGTTATGCTGCGGGCACCCGCCCAGAGTGGAAGGCAGAAATATACGAATCAGAGACTCTTAAAGAGTCAATAACTTTTAACTTTGATAAGTCTTCTCCTAAGTTTATAAGGAAGGTTTTCAACACTAATCCGACGCTTACAAATGCGACTATAACTTCAAATCCGAAAAAGTACTGGCTCGGTGAATCATTCGAAGACAATATCCAGCAGGATGTTATATCATATTCGGCAGGAGCAGGCGTCATAGCAGCCACCATGGAAATGACGTTTATTCAGGCAGGCACCGCAGATGGTACGCTAGCTCTGATAAGCTCAGACGGCTCCACTGCAACCTTTAAGGGGCTAAGCAACGGCGATGCCGCACTCGACGGCGCGACGGCTAAAGTCACCGCCGTCGCCGATGTGAAATTTGATAGAGGCAACACCGGCGGCGACGATGCCGCCCGTGCACTATTGGCCGCGGCTAACTTTGCTGCAGCGGTGAACCTGGTAGGGCACAATCTTAGTGGCAAGATAACGGCAGTAGCAGACGGTGCAAAGGTGACTTTGACTCAGGCTACTGTTGGAAGCGGAGGCAATACCGCAGTTACTGACGCCGCGAACTTCGACAACGGTGTTCAGGGTACCACGCCCGCGAGTTTTTCCGGCGGCGGAGGCCCACTACCATTCGCAGTCACACTTCCATTTGGATTAAGTGGAACGTTCGATGGGGAAGATAGAAGAGAGGCATCCCAGCCTGCAGGAACCAACTGGTTCATAAGCCAGGACATGGGAGCAACACCTACAAACTTTGACGCTGCCAGCATGCAAAAGCTGTTCAGGATTGTGGCTCTTGATTCCGGTGAAGACACACAAAAGAATTACAAAATATCAATAGGCAACATTGTCGCTGCTCGAAAAGACAGCGCGGATCCGTATGGTTCTTTCACAGTTCTAGTGAGAAGAGCAAGTGATTCTGATTTGGCTATGAAGATAGTCGAGCAATTTTCGAATTGTAACCTTAACCCCAACTCTTCCAACTATATCGCAAGAAAGGTTGGCGATATGTATCAAGAGTGGGATTCGAACGACAGGCGATACAAGACATACGGTAGCCACCCAAATCTTTCTAAGTATTTTAGAGTGGTTGTCGACACGGATGTTGATATGGGTGTTTCGGATCCAGAACTGCTTCCGTTTGGATTTTTGGGCACACCAAAGCTTAAAGATATAAATATGACGCTTGCAGCAATGCCCGAGTCAACTTGGCTTGGTGATGAGCAGGCGAATACAAAGAACGCTAATAGCGGATTGTACACAGGCTCAGCGCAAGAACTAGGAGTCAGATGGCCATCGATGAGAACAAGGGTTTCAGCCTCTCATGGTTCGATAGCAAATCCGAAGGACGCATATTTTGGAGTCTGGACACATAGACATACATCCAGCATTAGACACAGCGACTCTTATGTTGATTTCGCAGCTAGAATGCCAAGTGATGCAAGCGGAGAGACACTAGTTCCAGGTGCTTTGACTCAGTACTCTTGGGTATTTACTCTTGATGACATTTGTCAGACTGATGCAAACAACAGCGCTGGAACTGGAAAGTTGTTTTCCCACATATCTGGATCAAGACAGGCTGCATCAGGAACTAAGTCCATCACTTCCCTTAGCGCAAGTGTGGATCACGCAGATGCAGGCTACAGATCAGTATTGGCAGCAGGAATAAACAAGTTTACAGCCCCTGTTTACGGTGGTTGTGACGGATTGGATGTTACGGAGTCGGAGCCATTCAGAAATGGGTTGCTCAGAAACCAGAACGAAAGAGATAGCTACGAGTTCGCCTCGGTGAGACGAGCACTCGATTCTGTTTCTGATCCAGAAGTTGTTGAATGCAACATGATGGCAATGCCCGGTATTACTGCCGATGGCTTGACGAAGCAAATGTTGACTATTTGTGAAAGCAGAGCAGATGCACTAGCAGTTATTGACATTGACAGCGTGTACACTTCCCCCTACGAGGCTATAGCATCCTCGTTTAAGGCTCGCTTGGGCAGTGGTGCAGAGTCGATAGCAAAGACTTTCGAGCTAAGAGGCATCAACTCTAGTTATGGCTGTACATACTACCCATGGGTAAAGATTTATGATGAGATAAACGATCAGTCTGTTTGGGCACCACCGTCAGTAGTGGCTCTTGGTGTCATGGCAAACACAGAAAATCGCGACGCTCTATGGTTTGCTCCCGCCGGATTTAATCGCGGTGGCTTAACCGAGGGCTCCGCTGGTGTCCCTGTTCTTGGCGTCACAGAAAGGCTGACAGCAAAAGAAAGGGATGCCCTTTATGATTCAAATATAAACCCGATAGCCTCTTTCCCATCAGAGGGTATCGTGGTGTTCGGACAGAAGACGTTGCAGGTAACGCCGTCTGCTCTGGACAGAATCAACGTTAGAAGATTGATGATATTCGTGAAAAAGGAAGTTTCCAGAATTGCTGCGAGACTGCTTTTCGATCAGAATGTCCAAGTTACTTGGGAACGTTTTGTTAAGCAAGTTACTCCCTTCCTTGAGGGTGTGAAGATTGGCTTTGGTTTGTCGGACTTCAAGGTTGTGCTAGATGCTAGTACTACGACGCCCGATTTGGTTGATAGAAACATCATGTATGCTAAGATATTCTTGAAGCCAGCTCGAGCAGTGGAGTTCATCGCGGTTGACTTTGTTATCACTAACACGGGTGCTGCATTTGAGGATTAATTAGAGAAAAACATTAAACAAACTCTAATTATGGTATATAATAGACTTTATAGGAGACTAAAAAAATGGCAGGATTTTGGGCAGATGCCGTAACAGAGCCAAAGAGAGCGTATAGATGGGTCATGAACTTTCGAGGGATTGATCAGTGGGTAATGAAGAAGGTAACCAAGCCTAACTTTACTGTAAGTGAAGCTGAGCATTCTTTTCTTAATTACAAGTTCTTCTACCCTGGTAGAGTGGAGTGGAACGACATCACATGTACGCTTGTCGATCCTATTTCGCCCGATGCTTCCGCAACGTTGATGAAGCTTTTAAAAGACGGAGGCTATGTGTATCCAGACAACATCGAGATGGACGGCCCAGTAACCATATCGAAGAAGAAGTCAATTGGTGCAGTCGGTGGTTCCATCTTTATTAAGCAGATAGACGCGGATGGCCAGGGCATCATTGAAGCTTGGGAGCTTAAGAACCCGTGGATAAAGAGTATTAACTTTGGTGATCTTTCTTATGAGGATGACGCTATCGTTGAGATTGAAGTCGGACTTCGTTACGACTGGGCAAGACTCATCGACAGTTCTTCAAGAGGAAGAATCAACATGCTACCAGGACATCCACGTATCCATCCCGACGCCGCTGGTGACATCTAAGATTACATGACAAGAAGAGGAGAACATGTCAAGAAAAAGAAATGAAAACAGAATCAATTCTGTTACTGACGCACCTACTCCCCCACCAAATGTTTTAGAAGGAAGCACCGAATCGAAAGATTCGATGTTTTCCTTTGTCATGCCAACAGAAATTGTTGATTTGCCTTCAAGAGGAGCTTTCTATCCAGAAAATCACCCTCTACACGGCAAGTCGACAGTTGAAATCAAGTATATGACAGCAAAAGAGGAAGATATCCTTACGTCTAAGACTTTGGTGAACAAGGGTATTGTGTTAGATAGACTATTATCCAGTATTATAATGGATAAAAACGTAAATCCAGATGATTTGCTGGTTGGTGACAAGAATGCACTTCTTGTAGCCGCCAGAACAACTGGTTATGGCTCGAGATATGAGGCTGCAGTCAATTGTCCAAATTGTGCTGCTAATTTTACTCATGCCTTCGAGCTAGATGAGATAGAGGTTAACGAAGAGCCCGATTTTGAGGAGCTTGGAGTTACTTTGGATAACGGACTGTTCTTTTTTGAACTTCCCACTTCCAAAGTTTCAGTCGGAATTCAGCTTTTGACTGGAAAAGAGGAAAAAGAGCTTGCAAGAGTTGCAGAAAAGAAGAAAAAGTATAATCTTCCGGAAGCCACTCTAACAGACTTGCTTAAAACGATAATAGTAAACGCCAATGGTAGTGATGACAAAGCTTTGATATCTCAGTTTGTCGATGTTATGCCTGCACGCGATTCTAGAGTATTGAGAACTACTTATATGAATATATCTCCTGATGTCGATTTGACGCAGGACATTACCTGTCCGGAGTGTGGTACCGGATCAGTTGTGGAGGTGCCTTTCACGGGCGATTTCTTTTGGCCTAGATCATAACTATATCGAAAGTGTTTATGAACAGTTCTTTGCTTTAAAGCATCACGGGGGCTGGAGCTTTTGGGAGGCATACAATCTCCCAATTAAAATAAGGCTCTGGTTCGTTGACAGATTGGTGAAGCATTTTGAAGAACAGAAAGAAGAAATGGAAAAAGCACAAAGACAAAGAAGAAAGTAATAACGAAGCCGATTTTATATCGGCTTCGTTTATTTTATATCTCAAAACTACTTATCTTAGCGGAGGTTTGCACTATGAAAGATGAAGAGATAATCGAAATTGATTTGACAAAAGGAAATCAGCTGAATGAGTTCTATAACGCTGTTGTCATGGGTGAAAAGATAAAGCAAATGCTTTGGCTTATGTTTGGTTCCAACTCAACATTGAATCCTTTTTCGGGCGTCATTAAGGGAAGCCCACAGCAGATAAAAAGGTTTGCAACAGCGCTTGCAGCCGAGAAAAGGTACATGGATGCCTTCAATAATCATGGACTCAACAACCCTCGCACGTTTAAAAGCAGAGTGACACTGGATAGGGCAGTATCTCAGTTCGAAAAGGACACCAATATACCCTGGCCATTTAAGTAGTCGGAGGGTACCCTAAGTGGCGACTAAAGATCAGGAACTACAAGCTGTAATCAATCAATTGCGGAAGGTCAGCGATGACTTACGCAAAGTTGAGAGAGACGTCCGCGCCGACGACGATACAAATTTAGATTATCTAGAAGAAAAGATTAAGCAGACTGAGTTGCTTGTCGAAGCAAGGAAGGAGGAACTCGCTCTCGAGAGAGAAGCGGCAAACCTTGCCAGAGATAAGGCTGCATCGATGGATGCGGAAATTGAACGTTTGACTGACTTAGCTCGGCACACGGAAAATCTTAGCGCGAAAGATCAGGTAGCTCTTGACAGGCTTAACCGTGAATATCCTGCTGCAAAGAAAGAAGCTCAAGATCTTGCACAATCGGTAAGCGATTTGGCATCCGAGTATGGCGAGACAGCAAAGTCTAGTGCAGAGCTAGTAAGCTCGCTCAAAAAACAGAACGAAGCATCCAAAAAGACTCAAACTGCAATTGGCTCCCTGACAACCAGGATAACTGGTTTCAGAGGGGGTCTTGGCAGCGCAATAACAGATATAGACAAGATGAAGGGCTCCCTCATAGGCATGGGAGAGTCGATGAAGAACGCATTTGGCCCTGCTGGCGTTATTGACTTATTCGCATCTTTTGCTAATGTTGTATTGCAAGCAATAATTGACTTGGACGAAGCAAACTGGCAAATGACAACCATGGCAGGCTCCTCAGAGC